ATACTTGGAATTCTGGTAATACTTATGATATGTATCGTCATGATTATAGTGTTTCCAATACTGCTCCGGTGTCTGGCGCAACTAGTTTATATGGAGCGAGTTATTTTGTTCTTAATAGTGATTATAAAGTTTATATCTGTTTGCAAAATGGAAATACACCAGAAACTCCCAATGGAAGTCCTTCTCTTGATGAACCAAAATTTACTGATTTAGAACCAAGAACTGCTGGTTCTAGTGGTGATGGATATATTTGGAAATACCTTTACACTATCAATCCTTCTGATATTGTAAAATTTGATTCTACAAATTATATTCCTGTCCCAGATGATTGGGAAACTTCTAGTACTAATAGTGCAGTTCGTGATAATGCTGTTGATGGTTCTATCAAAACTGTTGTTGTTAGTAGTAGAGGAACTTCACTTGGAAGTGCTGGAGTAGTTTATACTAAAGTTCCAATTAATGGTGATGGAACAGGTGCAGAATGTACAGTTACTATTAATAACGATTCGCAAGTTGATAGCGTAGTTGTATCAAATCAAGGATCTGGGTATACCTATGCTAATGTGGATATAGTTGCTGGCGGAATTCCTACCGGTACTGCTAGACCAGTTTTGGAAGTTATGATTCCTCCACAAGGTGGTCATGGATTCAATATTTTTAGAGAACTTGGTACAAGAAATATTTTGTTATATTCTAGATTTGAAAACGATAATCAGAACCCAGACTTTATAACAGGAAATCAAATTGCAAGAATTGGTCTTATTGAAAATCCCAAAGCATTTGGATCAGTATCAGGTTTAACACTTGATAAGGCTAGTGCAGTTCAAGCTCTTAGATTAACTGGAATTGGTTATAGTTCGGCAACTTTTGAGGCAGATTCATTTATTACTCAAAATATTTCAACAGGTACAACTGCAGTTGGGAAAGTAGTTAATTATGATCAGGCAACTGGAGTTTTAAAAATCTGGCAAGATAGATCGATGTCAGGATTCAATACTGTTGGTGTTGCAATAACAAATCCTGAATTTGGATTTGTTAGAAACAAATTTACAGCATCTCCAGGATCTGGTGGATCATTAAGAGTTTATGGTGGAGGTGTTGTTGAAGAATTGACAATTAATGATACCTTTACCGGTGTTTCGACTGTAATAAATAATAGAACATACTACCTTGGTCAATCGTTTGTAAATGGAATTGCAAGCCCCGAAGTCGCAAAAGATTCTGGGAGCATAATTTATGTTGATAATAGACCATCAGTCACACGATCTGTTAATCAAAAAGAAGATATCAAGGTTATATTGCAGTTCTAAAGAATTATGTCACAAATAACAAACCTAAACGTTTCACCATATTATGACGATTTTGATCCGGATAATAACTATCATAGGGTACTGTTTAAACCAGGATATCCTATTCAGGCTAGAGAATTAACAACTCTACAATCAATATTACAGAATCAAATTGAAAGATTTGGGCAACACTTTTTTAAAGAAGGTGCAAAAGTAATACCTGGAAATACTGCGTATAATCAAAATTATCATTGCATTGAACTTAATAACACCTTTCAGGGTGTTCCAATAGATGCTTATATAGACCAATTAATCGGATTAAAAATTACTGGATTAACTAGTGGAATAACTGCTATTGTTGATCAGGCTTTACTTTCTGATGATTCTGAAAGAGGAAACACTACTCTGTATATAACTTACTTATCATCAAGTATTCAGGATAATTCAACTCAATATTTTATAGGAGGAGAATCTATATCTTGTGATACCGATATTTTAAGTACTCTTCTTGGTAATAGTACAATTGGTGCAGGTGAACCTTTTGCAAATACAATTGCTACGGATCCAGATTCAATCGGAGCTTCTTTTTCGATTACTGATGGTATTTATTTTATTAGAGGTCAATTTGTAAATGTAGATACTGAGACTTTAATATTGGATCAGTATGCAAATCTTCCTTCATATAGAATTGGTCTTTACATTAATGAGGAAATTGTTACATCTGACCAAGATGAGACTTTAACCGATAATGCAACTGGATATAATAACTATGCTGCACCTGGTGCAGATAGACTTAAAGTATCTGTATCTCTTTTTAAAAAAGCAATTTCTGATATAAATGATGAAAACTTTGTTCAATTGGCAGTTGTTGAGAATGGTATTTTAAGAACAAAGAATGTAGAAACGCAATATTCTGTAGTTAGTGATGAATTAGCAAGAAGAACATATGCAGAATCTGGAGATTATGTTACAACTCCTTTTGATGTAACAGTTAGAGAATCTCTAAATGATCATATGGGTAATAATGGAGTTCTAGAAGAAGGACAACTCACCAATTCTGGATCAAGTCCCTCTCCTGATTTAGCACTTTATCAAATTTCTCCTGGAAAGGCCTTTGTTAAAGGATATGAAATTGAAACTATTACTTCAACAAATGCTGATTGTCCAAAACCAAGAGATGTAAAAACTATTGAGGATCAAGCATTATCTTATAATACTGGATCTACTTTAAGATTGAATAGAGTTTTTGGAACTCCTCTTGTAGGTGTTGGTAATACATATGTTCTTAGTCTTAGAGATGGTAGAGTAGGAACTGCTCAAACAACACCTGCAGGGAATGAAATCGGAGTAGCAAGAGTTTATGATTTTAGATTAGAATCTGGTTCTTATAGTGCTTCAAATGGTGATTTAAATGAGTGGGGAATTTCTCTTTATGATGTTCAGACTGTCACTCAGATTACTTTAAATCAAAATGTTACATTAACAACGCCAGTACTTGTACAAGGAAAAAATAGTGACGCAAGTGCATATCTTAAAACTAGTGTAAGTGATACAAATGTTCTTGATCTTTATGATAAATCTGGAACTTTTACATTAAATGAATCATTTTTATTTAATGGAAATGATAATGGAAGAGTTGCGATTGCTATTACTCAATATGGAATGTCTGATGTTTCTTCTGTCCATGGAAATATTGGTGGAGTTGTTGGTGTAGGAACTTCATTTAGTGCAGATATAATTCAATCTACTAAATTTGATGTAGGTATTGCTACTATTAGTCAAGTTAGTCCAGGTGGATTAAGTACAATAACTTCAACAAATCCACTTTTCCCAGGAACTGGATTTGCTGTTACGACAGGTAATTTGATATCTTATAGTAGTCCAAGTTATTCTGTACCAGTATATGCATCTGTTGTTAGTATAGGAACTAATGATGTTACTATTACTGGCGTCACTACTGTTACTGATATTGTTCAAGGTAGACTTCCAATATCAACGCTTGATGTAACTGATCTTAAAGTCTTAGGAACAAAATTAGAATCTTCTAGTGATAATACACTCTATACACCATTACCTAAACAAAATATTTCTGATGTAAATCTTGAAGATTCTTATATTATAATAAGAAAGTCAAAAACTGTAACGATTGGAGGAAATCAATTATCAACACCCGTTACTGTAGGAGTAAATGAAACATTTGAACCGTATGATGAAGAAGCATATTCTTTAATTAGATCAGATGGATCTACGGAAGTTCTTACTTCTGATAAATTATCATTCTCTGGTGGATCAACAGTATTGCAAATTTATAATTTGGGAGCCGCTGATAGTGCAGCAAGATTAACTTATACATTAAAGAAAACCAAAGTTAAAGTAAAGCAAAAGAGAAAGAATAGAGTTAATTCAGTTATAATTGATAAGTCCAAATATGAAGCATCTGGTATAGGAGCAACAACATTAAATGATGGTTTGAGTTATGGCAATTATCCTTATGGAACAAGAGTTCAAGATCAAAGGATAACATTAAATGTTCCTGATATTGTTAATATTCATGGAATTTATGAATCTACAGATACTACTCAACCTTCTGCTCCTACAGTTGTATTATCCTCAATTTCTGGTCCGGCAAGTGATACTTCAGACTTTATAATTGGTGAGAAGATTACGGGTCAGAATAGTGGTGCGATTGCAATAGTTGCAGAAAAATTAACTTCTACTCAAATTCAGTTTATTCCAAAAAATCTCAATGATTTTAGAGAAGGTGAAATTTTATATTTTGAAGAATCAAAAATTCAAGGAACAGTTTCTAATTTAGCAGAATCGAGTTTTGATATTTCTAAGCAGTTTGTATTTAATGCTGGGCAAAAGGGAAGTTTTTATGATTATGGATCAATTAAGAGGAAAGATGAGTTTAATGAACCAACAAAACAGTTAAAAGTTTATTTTTCAAACGGATATTATGACTCTAGTGATGATGGTGATATTACAACAGTTGCTTCATATAGTAAATCGTTTAATTATGATACCGAAATTAGAACAGTAAATAGTGAAAGAGTAACTGATATAATTGATATTAGACCATCTGTTTCAGATTATGTAGTATCTGAGAACGCACGATCTCCTTTTGAATTTCATGGTAGAAATTTTGAGCAAGCAGGAAATAGTGTTCCAAATATTTTAGCATCTGATAGAACTCTTAATTTTACTTATTCATTCTATTTACCAAGAGTGGATAGAATTTTTCTTACAAAAGATGGTAAGTTCCAAATACAGTATGGAGAATCGGCAGAAAGACCTGAGGCACCTGTAAATATTGATGGTGCAATTGAAATTGCAAGAGTAGATCTTCCAGCATACCTTCATTATCCATCTCAAGCTTCTCTTAATTTTATGGAGCACAAGAGATATAGAATGTCTGATATTAGAAATCTTGAAAAGAGAATTCAAAATCTTGAATATTATACATCATTATCTTTACTTGAAGCAAATACTGCTAATATGTTTATTCCCGATAGTAAGGGATTAAATAGATTTAAATCTGGATTCTTTGTTGATAATTTTACTTCTGTAACATCACAGGAAAATAATCTTCCTTATAAGAATAGTATTGATATTAAAAATAAAAAGTTAAAACCCCAACATTATACTAATTCTGTTGATCTTATTCAGGGTCCCGTTGAAAATGTTGATCCTGATGCTGATTTGGCATTCCAAAATCCTGAAGGTATTAATATAAGAAAAACCGCTGATATAATTACTCTTGATTATGCTAATGTTGAATGGCTTAAGCAATCTTTTGCAACAAGAACTGAAAGTGTAACGCCATTTTTAATAAGTTTCTGGCAAGGTTCTCTTACATTAACACCCGCAACAGATACTTGGATTGATACTACAAGATTGGAAGCAAAAGTTATCCAAGCAGAGGGTAATTATAAAGAGACCATGCGTGAAATGGTTGAAACTGAGAATGTTGATCCACAGACTGGATTTGCTCCTGTAATTTGGAATGCATGGGAAGATAATTGGACTGGTCAGGATGTTATAGAATCTACAAGAGAAAGAAGAACAATTACGGC